GCATCAATACTATCTTCGCTTTTAGAAAATAGCTTGTTAATTAATCCTAGATTATCAAGACTAGAATAGATTTTTTGACTATTTTGTCTGTCACTCCCTACAACATATAAACATCTTGTTTGTATAAACATAGTCTTCTCTAAATGCTAATTTTACTAAAAATATCATCGTCTGATATTGTTTCTTCTTTTTCTTCTTCTTTTGCAATTAATTCAGCTAACTTAAGTATCTGATCGTTTGACTTACTCATTCTCTCAATGTACTTAGACATAATACCTCCTATATTCATATGCTCGTTTATTCCACCTTGCATTCCAATATATGCATCATTAAACATTAGCTTTGACTTCTCTCTATCTTCAAGCGCATTTTCGTATATCTCTTTCCACAGCATCTTCTTTTTGTTTTCTAGCGTGTCAATGCTGTCAAGTATGTCTGCAAAGTTCTTTATAGCATTTTCTTTTTTTTCATTTTTGTCTAAGTTATTAGATACTTTTTCTACATCTTTATCGTTCATTTAATACCTCTCAAAAGAAATCAAAGTCAATCTCTGACCCGATTATTTTTCTGTAATGTTTTCTAATATTTGACAAGCTTGAAGATAATTCTGTGCTATTTAGACCTGATATTTCTCTCAAATATACGAAAACAGCCCTTTTATTTAGATAATCCAAATTTTCAACGTTGTCAAATACTTGTTGTATAGCATCAATACATCTAAAGTCTCTGTTATCTTTTAACTTAACTTTAACTTGACTTAGTATGTTTCGAAATGTAGTAGGAAATGCCTCTATTTTTATTGCATCTTCATACTCTTCAGCAACATCTTTGTCTATTTTGTTGAGCTGAGATTTTTCATAAGATGTAAAATCTGTAGGATTATCTGTAGAGACACTTCGCCTAGAATGTTTTAATAATCTTCTTGAATGAATTGTCAACCAGTTTTTAGCAACTACATTAAAATATGAAAAAGCTTTAGTACCATTCTCAGGCTTCCACTTATATAGAGTTTCATATAAAAAAACAACACAATCATGTTTTAAATGATTAATGTCCTCTATAGAAGATTTAAACTTATAAACTGATACGAGATTGTGTACTAATTCTGTAAAAGCTGGCTGAATATGTTCAGTATAAATTTTGTCTTGTCTTCTTTTATTTTTTAACTGCTGATATTCTACAATTTTATTTTGTGTATCAAGTGTAAAATAATAATTAGACTTCTTCTTTTTCTTCTTTTTTGGTTCCTCTTTTTTGTTAGATGGTAAATCTTTCTTTTTCAAAGTCAACTCTTTTCATTAAGATTCTAAATCTTCTTCACTTTCGCTTGTAATTCCTGTTTTTGTTTTTTTGTTAACTGAATTTGAAAGTCTATCTGCAACATAAATGATTGATTCTCTTACATCATAAATTTCGCTAACTATTCTTTTAACTTCTGGGCTATCAAAAAATACAGGTATCTGCAAAATTCTACTTATGCTATTGTATTTTGCGTCTATTTCATCTAACGCATCTTCTATTGCTTCTTGTACTCTAATTAATGCAATTGCAAATTTTATACAAAAAAACCCAAAAAAAACAATAAAAAATACAAGTACTGCTATTAAAAAACTCATTGTTGTTCAATTTTCTCAAAAAATAATTTATAAGTATTCATTATAGACTCAATGCTATATTTTTGTTTAATAATTTTTGATCTTTTTACAGCAATTTCTTTGTAAAAATCATAATTATTTGCTAATTTATTCAATTCTTCAAGCATGCTTTCTCCTCTAAACTCTGCCCACTTAGGTGAAGAGTCACTATCAGTAAACATTTCATCATCTAATTTTATATCTACTAAGTCATAGTCAACTCCAAGCAAATCTTCTTCTAAAAACTCTAAATATGATGAGTAATTTGTTGAAATTATAGGTAAACCACAAGAACTTGCTTCGACAAAAGGTAAGCCCCAACCTTCTCCTCTAGTTCCTGAAAGCATGCACTTTACTTTTTGAGAAGAATATAAGTGCATTAAACCTTCTATGCTCAAGCTTTCACTTATAATAGATACTTTGTCTTTACATAAGTCACCAAAATTATCAAATATATCTTTGTCAATCTTTTCAAAGCACTTTTGAGAATAATTGCCCGTATTAATCTTAAGCAATAATCCAAAGTCTTTTTTGTCTCTTATAAACTCTAAAGCTGTTGATATAGTCTTATATGCATTTTTTCTATCAGATAACGTACTACTAGCTGTTATTTGACACATTACCAATATATTGTTTTCATGTCTTAAGCAGTCAAAAATATCTTCTTTTAACTCAATTTTATCAAAGTTATCGTAATACCACTCGTTTATCACTTCAATATCTGCATTTATGTTTACACCTTTTTCTAAAGAAGTTCTAACAAAAGCATTTCTGGTAAACATAGATGGTACTATTACATGGTCCATTTCGTTTACTTTAGAGATCCAAGATAATTTAACAATATCTGACTCAAAACCAGCTGTAATGCCTATATTTTTATTTGCTAATAAGCTCCACTCGTTCGGAATTAAAACCTGATATGACTCATCAAAAGAAATATTGTTTTTGCTTTTAAGGCATATGTCAAATATTTCTCCAATCAAGCCATTATTAAATTCTCTGTCTAGAATCCATGAAGTATTGCCCCATCTTGTAGGTATTGCATACAAATCTATGTCTTTTCTACTGATTAAAGCACTAAATACTTGTCTAGAATGAACACCATAACCGCTGTTAGTAAGTAGAGGCCCCTTTAATAAAACTTTTTTCTTTTTCATAAATTAGTAATTCTCGCAGATTTTTGCGTTTTTTTGATTTTATGAATATCAATAACATCTTGAATTGATTTATGCCACAATTCTATTGTCTTTTTATAAGAAAACTCTTCTTTTACATATAGCTCTACCTTTTTACTAATCTTATCTTTTTCACGATCATTTAGTCTATAGATGTTTTTTAATGCTATAGCAGTATCTTCACAGCTGACGTATTCTTCAAAGATATAAGGTATATTTTGACTGCCTACAAGAGTTTTAAGTTTAGGTTCTAAACCTATACCATTCATAGTACCATCTCTATAATTTATTACTTGCCTATATAGCCCACCAGTTTTAGATGCTATAATTGGATTTCCTACTTGCATTGATCCTAATGTTGCAAGCCCAAAGCCTTCATTGAAGCTTATATTTAAACATACATCTGATATGTTGTGAATTATATTAATTAGCTTCTCTTCTAAGACTTCAGTTGAAAAAGCTAAAGAATCAAGTATATCAAGCATTTTGCCTACTTCGTATAAATCGTTACCAGCTTTATCTTCTGGGTTAGTATGCATTAGCAACGTTACATTGTTTCTTTCTTTTTCTGGAATCATATTTAAAAACAGTTTCCAAGAACGCAGAACATCTGCAGGTCTTTTTCTTTTGCAGTTTCTGTTCATCCATAGGCATACAAAATTATCTTTTCTTTCTTCACCTAGTATTCTACTCTTCTCATCTAAAATTTCGCGCTTATTGAGTCTATAAAATATATTGCTAGGAAGAGCATGCGGTATAAAAGTAGTTTTTTCTGGAAAGTTATCTTTGCACATGCTATACGTCAAATAAGAGTGACAATTAATTGCATCAACTGATTTATACATCCATTCGTTAAACTTTGGGTAAGGGAGATTATCCCACACATGCCACCACAATATAGGACAAAGCTTTCTAACTTCGTCTTCTATTTCAAATAACCAAGTAAAAAATCTTGGGTCTGAAAATATTATTATTGCTGAAGGTTGTTCTTTTAGCAGCACAGTTCTTAACAAATTTGCATTCCCAAAGCCGTCTATAGGTTTAATTATGAAATCTTCTGATACTTTTTTTGTTCTATAATCATAGTGTTTCAAAGCGCAACCAAGCTGAATGAACTTGTATTTGTTTTTGTCTAAAAGACCTTCTATTAAGTATTTTGTTTGAACACCTACTCCACTTGGAGAATATGCATGATCAGAAATAACTAATATTTTTTTCTTTTCCAATTAAAACCTACTTACAATGATCTGTATCTTTAAATATACAAAATTTACAAGACATTCTATTTTTCAAATATATGCTTTTGCTTACATTTTTTATCATACTTCTTATAATTTTGCTTGCTTTTTCAATACTCTTAGGCCCACTAGAAACCTTTATTAATTGACATGCTTTTCCTTGCTTTTTAACTTTTTTTAGTAGTACAAAGCCACATTGTATTTTTTTCATATCAATATTGTTTTTGTTTCCCCAGAAGTGCTTATATAAAATTATTTGTGATTGAGTTAAAAAGTCTCTTTGCTTTTCAATAGACCAGCCTCTACCGTTAGAAGTTTTCCAGTCGATAATCCAGTACTTGTAGTCATTCTTATATGGTATCTTTATAATGCAGTCTATGTATCCTTTAAATTTAGTGGATATATTATCTATGCTCTCATAAAGTGGGTCTTCTGCTGATACTAGCTCCCAATCAGGAAATGTATCATCAAGAAACTCTTCTAAAGAATTCAAAGAAGCCTCAGTCCATTTGAGCCAGTCTTCTAATTTACTGTGATTATAATTCCAACCTTGCAACTTTGATTTTTGACTCTGCAACTGTATAAAGTCGTCAGAGTCAAAACCATTTTCATCCCAAGCTTTTTTTATCTTAGCTTTTGCTTCGTCTATTTTTAGCTCTCTAGTTTTTAAAAAATGCTCACATGCATCGTGGATTATTGTTCCATAATGCAAGTGAGGTGATTCTTCAAAAGTAGATAGTTTATCAATATATAATAATTTGTGCCGCCAAGAACATTCTTTCCATTGCTTCATTTCAGAAAATGAAACATGTTCTTTCAATACAGTCATAACAGACCTCTCTTTCTATTATATTATATGAAAGAGATATCCAATTTATAACTTAATTAATTAATATTAGATAATCAACCAATTTGTACCGTCTGAAATCATTGTTACAGAGCTATATTGTGTTGTCAATACAAACGTTGCTGATCCATCAATTGTTTCTGAACTGTGTCCGTCAACTGTGACATTAGCAGTTGCAAGCCTCTTAACATGGATCTTCTTACCTTCAATACTTGCAGCTGTAGGTAGTGTAACTGTATAAGCACTTGATCCTGTTGTAGTGTAAATTACTTCAATTGCATTGTATGTAGAAGCATTTGAAGGTGTTAGCGAAATAGTTGCAGTTGTTGAGACTGTCTTTACTTCTGGCGGTAATTGAGATCCACCACCACTAGCTGCAGACCAAACTACTTTTGAGTTTGAGTTGTCCCAAGTTAATACCTGTCCGTCTGAAGGTGAATCTTGTCCAATCTTAGTCACTTCACCAGAAGCATCAATTGTAATAGCAGCAGTTCCGCCTGCTTCCTTAATAGATCCGCCGTCATCAAGAATAATGTCGCCAGTTACAGTAACGTTTCTATTAAATGTTGCGTCACCAGCTTCTGAACCATCTAAGGTTAACATTGTAATGTCAGAATTGTTATCTGTTCCCTTGAATATGATATCTGTGTCATTACCTTGAGCATCAATTGTAATATTACCTGAAGATGTTGCTAAAGTAACTGCTGCGTCACCTGTAGTCAGATCATCTGCAGCGCCAGCTCCTATATACGTCTTAACATCTGAAAGTGCTACCTGCTTCATTGTTCCTGCATCATTAACAATAACCCTGTCAGCATCAACTAAAGTTGTCGAAGTAGCTGAAGTAGCGCCATCAAGTAAGTTTAATTCAGCTGCTGTCGAAGTTACTAGTGTATTATTTAAGTATAATCCATACCCAGCTCCGTGGTCAATATTTACTTTTGACAATAGTGCGGTTCCATCGTTGATCGCTGATACGTGTAATCCACGAGTATTACCTGATGCTGGCCACGCAAGTATTGAAATCGTACCTGCTTCTGAACTGTCTGCAGGGTCTGATATTTTACCATGAATATAACCGTAATCTTGTAAATTACCAGCACTGTCATGACCTTGAAAAAGAATTTGACCTAATTTATCATGAGCTGCTGGAGAAGCACTTTCCTGTGTAAATGTTAAACGAGGGCCAGCACTTGATGCGTTATTGCTTTTAAGTTGAAGCTGTGGATCGTGTGAACCTTCAGACCCTCCTAAATCAAAACGAAGACCATCATCTGGGTCATGAGTTAATCTTACGTCTTGATCATTACCAAAGTATATGACGCTTGAATCACCAAGATATAAATCCGACCACTCAGCCGAAGATGAACCTAAAGTGCGATTATTTGCAGTTGAAGGTAGCAATGAGCCGCCTACAGTAACACTTGAGTTAAATGTTGCAGCACCTGCATTAGAACCATCCAAGGTTAACATTGTAATATCTGAATTGTTATCTGTTCCCTTGAATATAATATCTGTATCATTACCTTGGGCATCAATTGTAATATTACCTGAAGATGTTGCTAAAGTAACAGCAGCGTCACCTGTTGTAATATCATCTGCAGCTGCACCGCCACTCAAGCCACTAACGAAATTAGCTTTTGTCATCTTTCTTAACGCTGTTGCTGAAGTATCATAGATAAGTACAAGATCATCATCAGCAATAGACGTTTCTGCAGTTTGGCCTGTCAAAACGTTAGCATTAACCATTGCAGTCTCAACAGCACCAGAAGCAATTGTAAGCGCGCCTCCTGCTGCTACTGTAGCATCACCACTCACGTCGTTAAAGACTGCGTCTCTTACAACGCTAAAGTCAGCTCGCTTTAATGTACCAGCATCAGAGATCATAAGCTCGTCTGTATCTGCAACATCGCCCGTCATCTCAGTTTGACCTGAAATAGCATTATTATTAAGCATTGAACCTTCTACAGCATTAGCTGCAATTGTTAACGCGCCTGCATCAGAAGCTGTAGCATCACCACTAATTGAAGAGTAAACATATTTCTTCATTCTAGAAAGTGCTGCCTTACGATTAGTACCACCTGCACCATCATCAACAACGATAAGATCAGCATCAGCAAGATCTGCACCAATGTCTGTACCACCGTCTAGATCAAGCGAAGAAAGAGCAACCTTATTAGCAGTTGTAATTGCGTTAAGCTTAGAGTTTGCAATTGAACCAGCAAGCATTGCGCTTGTAATTCCTGATGCCTTTACTCTAATTGCATCTGAGCTAACTTCGATTGAGCTGTCATCTACAGCTACATTGAGTGTATTGCCGCTCTTTGTCAAAGCTGAGCCTGCAGTAATGTCACCTGCACCACTAAACTGTGTAAACGCTAAAGATGTAGAACCTAAAGTAATTGCTCCGTCTGTAGTCAATACAAAGCCAGCATCAGCGTTTGTTGTTCCTTCTTCTACGAAGATAAATGCTCCTTTAGCTACTTCTGCATTTGCGTCAAAGTCTACAGCTCGTGTCGGAGCGCCTGAAGCATTAACTGTATAAATACCGTTTTCTGAAGCAGTTGATTGATCCTTAATGAGAATTCTATCACCAGTTGCTAAAGTTACACCATCGATAGCCTGACTGTTAGCAAACGCAGAACCTAGAGTTCCGTTGGCAGTTGTTGCTGCTCTAACTGAGTCTTTAGCTGATAGGCCTTGTGCTACAGAGTCTACATAGCTCTTTGTTGCAGCATCACCGTCAGCTGTAGGTGTTGCCAATCCAGTAATTTTCTGGCTGTTCATTGCAAGAGCTGCTGCTTGACCTGAAAGTGCCAAGCTAGTAAATGTAGGACTGTCACCTGTTCCTAAACCTAACGAAGTTCTTGCTGTATTTGCGCTTTCGTAAGCAAAAGCACCCGAACCTGTTGCTACAATAAATTGTCCATCAGATGCTGGAGCACCGAGAGTTTCAAGATCAGCAAATATTGCATTGTTCATCTTTGCAGCTGTAATTGAACCAGCAAGCATGCTGTTCTCAACAGAAGTAGCAGCAATTGTTAAAGCACCACCTGATGCTACTGTAGCGTCTCCGCTAACATCGTTAAATACTGCATCTCGTACAACACTGAAATCCGCTCTCTTTAATGTACCAGCATCAGAAATTAGAAGTTCATCAGCATCGGCGACGTCACCTGTCATTTCAGTTTGTCCTGAAATAGTGTTGTTGTTAAGCATTGAACCTTCTACAGCATTTGCACCAACTGTTAGAGCTCCACCAGCAGCAATTGTAGCATCACCAGAAATGTTTGCAAAGATTGCATCCTCAAGATTTGAAAAAGTAATCTTCTTCTCTGTACCATTATCAGATAAAACAAAGTGATCTTGAGTTTGATGAACTCCAGATCCGCCTAAAGCACTATATCCATCAATATTAAGACCACCACCAGCAACCTGTGCATCAACGTAAGCCTTGATTGATTGCTGTGTTGCAAGCTTTGTAGCGCTGTTAGAATTCATATCATCTTCATCAAGAACTGCAGTACCTGAAACACCTGTATTAAGCGCTGGGCTTGTAAGCGTCTTATTGGTCAATGTTTGAGAACCTGCTAAAGTAGTTACTGTTCCATCAATTGATAACTGACCGCTTGAAGCGCTTAATCCTGTACCTGCTACACCTGCAACAAGATCAACAACTGATTCTTTCTTTGAAGCATTACTATCATTAGCATCAATAATAACAATACTGTCATTAGCAACATCAACAACTGCAGCAGTTAATTCATTAAGATCTAATGCTAATGAAGTTGAAGCACCTAATGCAACTGAACCGCCGCCTGAAAGTCCATCACCTGCAGTTACCGTTAATGCAGAGTTAGCTAACTTAGCATTTGCAATAGATCCAGCAAGCATTGTATTTGAAACTGATCCTGTATCTCCAGTTCCTACTAAAGTACCCGTTGTTGCTGGTAAAGTTAAGGTAACATTGCCACTATAGCTTGCATGTGCTGCAGATTGCAATTGTGTGTAGTGTGAATTACTAGACTCACAATAAAGTTTAATGTTTGAAACTGATCCGCTATTCTTTACTGAGATTGATCCGCTCTCCATGTCAATGCCAGAAGTACCATCAATTCTAACTACTCCGGATCCATTTGGTATAAGCGTAATATTTCCGTTTGACAAAGAAACAATATCTTTACCATTAACATCTAAAGCTCCACCAAGCTGTGGTGTTGTATCTTCTACAACATTAGCTAATGTGCCACCACCTAGCCCACTAACAAAGTTTGCCTTTGTCATTTTTCTTAATGCACCTGATGCAGAAGTATCTGAAATTAGAATTAAGTCATCATCGGCAATAGAAGCCTCTGCAGTTTGTCCTGTAATTGATGCTGAAGCAATTGTAAGAGCTCCACCAGCTGCTACTGTAGCATTTCCAGATATGTCGTTGAATATAGCATCACGTATAACACTAAAGCCAGCTCGCTTCAACGTACCACCATCAGATACTAAAAGCTCATCTGTGTCTGCGACGTCACCGGTCATCTCAGCGGATCCAGGAATATCAACTGAAAGTGTGTTTGCTGCTTTTGATAAACCACTGCCAGCAGTAATTTGACCTGCACCAGAAAACTGTACAAATGCTAAACTGTGTGTACCAACAGTATCAGCACTATCATTAGTAGTACATACAAATCCATGATCAGCGCTTGTAGAGCCTTCTTCGACAAAGACAAAAACACCGGCAGCTTCTGAAGAAGCTGCCATGTCTGCTGATCTTGCTGGTGATGCACCTGCTACATAAATGCCATTTTGTGATGCTGTCGATTGATCTTTAACTAAGACACGATCACCATCAGCAAGAGTTACTCCATCAATAGCATCACCAACATTAAGTGCTGTTGCTATTGTAATGTTTGCTGTTGTAGCAACCCTTACAGATGCTTTAACGTCTAGTCCTTGTGAAGTTTGATCAACATATTGTTTTGTTGCAGCATCATTTGCTGATGTTGGTGCTGCCAAGTCTGTTATTTTTTGAGAATTCAAGCTCAGCGACGAAGCTTGAGCGCTTGGTGTTAAAGTTGTAGCATGAACGTTTGCCCACTTTTTAGCGCTTGTGCCTAGCGTGCCACTGTTGTCCACCTTTGGTACTAAATTTGCCATTAATTAATATCCTTTTGATCTGTAAATACGTTATTATATATTATATAAGCTATGTTTTTGGTGTAATATCATTATTTGAATCTAGTTCAAAATTAGAATCTAAATTTGTTAATACACTCACTGGAGGACTTACAGTAAGTACGCCAGAAGAATTTGTTGTTGTAATATCAACCAAGAATATTCCCGTTCCGTTTCTAAGATCATCTTGAAGGATATAATCATCACCACTTTTTATGAAAACACTACCATCACCTGCAACTTTTGTTGTTGTAGCAAATGCGTTATTGTTTTCGTCAACGTTTATTTTTTTTATACCTGTAGACATGTGTTTTTCCTTTGATTAAATTATTTCCCAAGCTGTAGATCCGTTTGAAACAAGAGTTATACTCTGTCCAGGCGCTGCTGAATCAGTTAAGATTAGATTGTTTAAACCTTCTATTGTATTACCTGAGTAAGGTGTCATTGTTAAAAAGTTTGTTCCTGCTCTAAATTTAATAGTAATACTTTCACCTGAAGTTGTTGCTGAAAGTTGTGGTAAACTAACAGTAATCGCACCACTTGTTGTATTAACACTATAATGATAGTTTACAGCAGCTGTGAAGTTTGATGTTTTAGAAGAATAAGTTTTGTTTGCCGTTAAACCATCAACAAAATTTGCTCTTGTCATCTTCTTTAGATTATTTGAGTCTTGTGAGTCTGCTAAAATTACTAAGTCATCATTATGTACTGTTGTTTTTGCTGTTTGACCAGTAATATCTGTAGAAGTTAAACCACCTGATACTGTTGACCAACTTAAAACACCACTTCCGTTAGTTGTAAGAGCTTGGCCATTTGAACCCGTGCCATCAGGAAGTACTAGAGTTATGTCTGCTGTAACAGAATCTGGTGCCTTGATAGAAACAGTATGCGAGCCATTAGAATCTAACTCACTTAATTTAAGTGACTTTGCGTTATCTATGACTACGTCTGAAGTTGTTGTTACTGTTCCACTAAAATCTGCAGCACCAAATGTAACATCACCTGCTGAACCACTAAATACTTCTGATGAATTTGTAGCGTCTGGAATAAATGTAAACTTTGATGCTGAATCATCATATCCAAAGAAGCCAACTTTAGCTGATGAACCGTTGTGCCACTTAAACTCTACACCTCTGTCTTTGTTATCGTCTGAAGAAGGAGCTGTATCACCGCCGAGCGTAATGATCGGGTCGTCTAATGTTGTTACAGTAGAGTTAACTGTAGTTGTTGTACCATTAACTGTTAAGTTACCAGTTACAGTTAAGTTATCACCAATTGTGACCTCAGACGTTTCATGACCTATTTGAACTGCAATTCCACTAGTTTCTGTTGCAAGCTTTAGAGTGCCTGTAGAGTTTGTGATATATGAGTCTGTACCGTCGTGATATAACGTCATGTCTAGCCCGGCACCAAACAGGAATTTATCACTATCTGGTATGATTAAATCTCCACTTGCATTAACAGTAATTGCTTTGCCAGCTTCAGAAGTACCTAATGTTGTTACATCTAAATAGTTAAGTTCAGCAGCTGTTGCAGTAATGCCTAAAGATATTATAGCATCTGAAGGTTGTTTATTTATCCAATTTGATGATGCATTATCGTATACAAAGAAATGACTATCAGCTATGCTTGTTATACTTACGTCGCCTAAGCTTTCAATATCACCTAATTTCAGTACTTCTGATACATCATAATATTCAGAGTTTAGATCATCATAATCACCGCTGTATCCTTCTATTTCATAGAAAACTCTTCCGTCGTCGTCTGTAAATTCTATATTATCAGTTATCTTTAAAAAATTTATGTTCATTTCTTTACCTTTAGTCTTAGTATAATTTCTTATGATATTGTGCTTGGTATTTCAACGACTTCAGCAAGCATAAATCTCCATGTTACGCCAAGATTTCTTTCATGAACTAGTTCATAAGTATTTTTAACGCAATGCGTGTTTTGTTGCGTTGATGATGGAAATCTCCTCGGCGCGCCCATACCTGGGCCTCTGAAGTATTGTATATATCCTGAATCAGCACCATTGTTTCGACTATAACTGCTTGAATGGTGATTTGTGAGACCCATTAAACCTGACTGATATGGCAATCTCCCCGTATAGCTCCTAATAAACGTCGCTTCTTTTAGATTAGAAGTTATCAAACTAGTATCTGAAAAGTCTCTGAAGCCTTTAGGTACCATTATTGATTGCATTGCATTATAAGTATTATAAACATGTAAACCCGTTCTTGGCAAATTTATGCTAGTAATAGCACTTTTAATACTGTTATATATTGTAATCATGTTTTCTTGTTCAGACTTGCTAGAATCATAAATGCTAGAATCACTTAGATCTACTTGAAATTTATCACTGTAACCATGAGTATTATTAGGATTATGAAGGTTATATGCTACATATTTTTCATTAAAATTTTGGTATATTTTATCGTTTTTGTTTGTAAACAGCTTTATATTACCGGGAATGTGTGTGTAAGATCCAGTTAAGCTTGTGTCAAGTGAAGACGTATTTATTGTAGAAATATAGTAGAAGCATATTTTTATTCCGGGAGTAATATTAGAAGTTTTAGGCAGTTCTATACCCATTAATTGTTGATAACCACCTGACATTACTGGGTAAACAGGGTATCTGCCTTGAAAAAATCCATCTGTGCTTGTATCTTTATACCTTGCGGTCGGAGCTTTGTTTGCCCATGATTCTGAACTAGGATTTATTTTATTGACTGAAAGGTTCCTTCTCCATCGTTCGTTTTTAACTACTACATGTGCTGTATCACCTATAAAATCGTTAGCAGATACTGAGTAAATTTGTCCCGGAGGTGTGCTTTCATTAAATGTTATATATTTGTATTGGTCGCTAGTAGCAGATGGTTGAAAGTCTTGTAGTTTTTGAATAACATAAGATTTTATAGCTCTCGTAGTTGCTATTGAAGAGTGATTTCCAGCAACATTTTGTGCATCTAGTTCTACATCAACAGTCGTTTCTAGTGGGTTTGCATTTGAATTTGATACTGTAGGATCTTGTGGTACATTTCCTAAAATCTTATATGGACTTATCTTTTCTATTTTCGCTTTTGTAATATTGTCGTCAAGAATCTTTGATGTCACAACAGCATTGTCTGCAATTTTACTAGCAATAACTGCACTATCTGATATCTTTGCAGTTACAACTGCACTGGATTGTAGTTTGCCTGAACTTATTGCATCATCTAAAATTTTACCTGTTGTTATTGCACTGTCTTCTATTAAGTTTGTGTATACTTTTCTAGCTTCAATTACTGTAGGCGAATTACTTTGAAATGTTGGAATCTTATCATTTAATCCTGAATCTCCACTTTGAGGTGATCCCTTCATTGCTGTAAGGAAAGTTTGTGTTGTAAATGTTCCGGATTCAGGGTAAGAAATTACCCAACATTGAAAATTATGTGTACCATTGCTGCCTGCTGTAATATTTAAATTACTATAAATAATTTCTATTATTCCTGGGCCAGAATTTATTGTTATACTTTTTGAAAGGCTTGGCGAGACTGAATTGCCTGGAGAGTTTTTATGATCAAGAATAGACTCAGAACCGTCTCCTGTATTAATTGTAAATGTCTGGCTTTTACCCCAAGAAATAATTCGCATAGAAGACTTGCCATGAATGGCAAAGTCTGGCGGAGGAAGATAAATTGTTCTAGGCGTTTCTTGTTCTGCTGTAAATAAGACTGTCTTTCCCCACAAAGATACCCCGCCAGTCGCTAAAATTAATGTAGTAGCGGGTGTATGATGTATTTCTTCTTTAGTTACAGTACTTGGTAATAGCCATTCAGTGCCATTAAATCTTAATAAAACTTCACCGTTTACTAGCTTGTTAATGTCATATGAAGCTAATGTACCACTACCACTTTTGGGCCTAATATCTAATCTTCCATGAAGGCCAAAACTATGTTTATCACCATACTTTGTTTGAAAAGTGCTTGTTGTAGTACTTATATTATTGCTTTGATTAGGGTGATCTTTTATTTGAAATCTTATTATTATAAGATCACCAGTTTTTGAGTGTATATTGTTAATAGCAGGAAGATTAAATCTATGAACATAACCTCCACTTGCTGTAGAAAAGCCGGCATTACTTCTTTGTATTACTGTATGAACTCTATTAGAAATTAAATCTTCACCGTCTGTGCTAAGTGGTTCATTATTAGAGTAATTATTTGTGCCAGGAAGATGATTATTACTATAGTCAAATGTTTCAAACGTTAGATTGCTTGTGCTTGTTATAGCATCTGCAGCTGCAGAAACTATTTCAGAAACTGATGCCTTTCTATGCACTTGCTTGTCTAGATCATAAACAACAAGCATATCATTGTCTTTTGATATCGTTTGACTAGCTGATGCGTATGTAGGATAACTATCTATATTCAACACGTCAGTTAATAAATCAGATATTGTAGGCTTATATAAAGCATTATTATATTCTACTAAAAGCCTTGTTGATGATCTGTTAATTTTTAAATTAGTTGCTGTTATTGTATTAGTAATGCCAGTTATTAAATTGCTATTAAGCTTTGAACTTGATACAGAGCCATCAGCTAGCTTAGAAGTAGTTACTTTACTATCAACAATTTTTAATAAAGGTGAAGAACCTCCAGAGTCTAAGTAAACTTCTCCGCCACTTCCTATATTTAAACCCCAAGAAGAAACATTATTTGAGCTGCTTCCAAATATAACATTAGATAGTTCTGATATTTTTACTTTTCTATTGTTTCCTTGCCCATCAATGTCAGCAATAATAAGCCCAGTAGACTTAAGTGTATCAGACGATAGCTCAGTACCACCGTCTATATCAATAGCAGTAATTCCTATTTTATCTGATGTTGTTATCTTACTTAATTTTGTATCAGCAATAGATCCAGCTAACATTGCATTTGTAACACCTGATGTTGCTATTGATAAACCATCTGTAGATACTGCTAAACCACCTGCTGATTTTAATTTTGCTGATATTGTGTTCCCAATTTGACTTAATCCTAGTCCAGCAGAAAAGTTTGCTGCTGAAGAGAATTTTCTAAATTCAAGGTCAACAGCGCCTACGTTTCCAGTTCCTGACGATATAAAACCAGAATCTTTATTAGACGCACCATCTTCTACAAAAACAAATTTTGTATCTATTGCAGCTGCTGGGTTAGATACAAAATCTGCTCTTGTTAATACTACTGCAGGCGTTAAAGCTGTTACTGTATAGACGCCATTATGTTTCTTGTCTGCCTGATTTTTAACAAGTATTCTATCACCAGCTGAAACTGTGTAACTCGTATCAACTACAAGTGAAGTGCCTGATCCTGTGAGAGTTTGTGATGAATTATTATATGTAAAACCTAGATTCTGTTCTGTTGCAGCTTTTACCGGGGTTAGTATTTCATCAAATCCAGATATTTTACTATCAATTGCTGCATTCATCTGTGTTGTAGTTGAATAGTTGGTCAAGTTTGTTATGAATCCTTGACTACCTACCCATGATTCTGTAGCATAACCATTAAGCGAAGAGCTTGTTATAAATCCTTGAATACCTACCCATGATTCTGTAGCATAACCTCTTAAATCAACCCATTCTTCTGTTGCTAAAGTATTATTATTAGAGCCATCATGGGTAGGTAGATTTAGAGTGATGTTGCTATTATTTGCAAATATGCTGTTTGAGCTATTTTCCGGTGCTTTTATGCTAACATATAAGTTAGAACTAGAAGAGTTATTTGTATAAAGCCTTAACTCTGAACCAGATGTACTGTTATTGTTTATTGAAACTAAGCCATCAGAAATCTCTGTGCCGTTTAAAGTTTGACTTCCAGGTAAAAATTTAATGCTGCTAGATGATGATTTTATTGAATTTGTTCCTACATTTAAATCACCACCCAGTGACGGAGCAGTATCTTCGCTAACAGACTCAATTCCTCTTGAAGTAGTTGTAGACCAATTTAAATTATGAGACCCTACAGTGTTTGCTGTCACTCCGTCAGGACGAGAAATAAAGCATGTTCCACTATTTTTTGTTCCTTGTAAAGCAAAAACTATAATGTTTTCAAAGTCTTCGCCTACTTTTAAATCAATATCTCTTTCTAGGACAACAGATGAACTAGTTGTCATTGTTTTTACTTTATATAAGCCATTATGAACTGAACTTGTTTGATTTTTAACAAGAATTCTATCGCCGACAACAAAAGAAGTTATACCGTCAATACTTAATGTACCTGTTGTCGCAACTTCAGTTAACTCTCCTGTAGAAGAGTTATAAGTATAGTTTAAGTTTTCTTTTGTCGCAACTTTAACAGGCTCTTTAAAAACTGGTATGTTATCAAATACTAAATTGCTGCCATCTTTTGTGCTAGAAAATCTTAGTCTATTTGTAGAACTTAAGCTTAAGTTTGACTTCCATTCAGTTCCATCAGAAAAGTTTATACCAAATGATTCTCCTGAAGAAGCTGTGTTTTTGACGTATAAAGATCTTACTTCATTTGTTATGCTACCTAAATCGCTAGCATCTGTCATAGGCAAGAATGGGAACTCATTACTACTAGTTTTTGAGATTCTCCACTGATCATTTCCGTCTAACTTAAAATTAATAAAAGTATTACTTTGTGTATTGTCATCTGATACTAAAACTTCGCTTCTTGTTCCAGTATCATCTGCAAATATCCTATGAGTTTCAGCTGAACTTCCGCCTGAAGCTGTTGAAGATATTTTGTATCTCCAGCCTTCATTTGCATCTTCCTCTCTAGCAATCGTTATATTGTCACCAGCTTCTAATAAATCAAAATTGCTTAAGTTTTTTAATTCATCTGTTCTTAAATAATCAAAAGAACCACTTACAGCGTTTGACTCTAGCCATCTTCTTTTAGGCGTTGTATCTCTTAGGCCTAATTTACCTTCATTGTCTGCTCTTGGTACTAAATTTTTTGTTGCCATCTTATGAAGACTCCTAATATATTATTGTTTTATTTTAATTATTCTAGCCAATTGTATTATTTAAAAAGAATTAAAAATATTGACCTATGAAGTTTGACATAAAGCTGCATCTGCAACTAAGTCTCTAGGCATTACATTACCATCACTATCAAATTCAAAATACTTATCAGCTGCTTCTCTTCTATTCGTCATTGTATACTGAGAATATATAAATGTACTGTCAATATCAGTAAACTCATTAAAATCAATAGCAAACAATCCTGTATCACCATCAAGTATATTTGTAGGTGTTAAACTGTCATCAAACACAGAATCTATTTCCCATAAAGTAGCATCAGACTTCAAACCATAAAGTGATCCACTTACTACAACGTCACCACCAAATACCGTTACTGACTTTGGTATATTGTTTTGTTTGCCACAAATTGATCCACTAACAAATAAAAATACGTCGTTGCCAACATTGTTTAGCATGTCAGTGTTAATGCCACCAACACTGTCAGTTGAACTAGAGTCTCCATAAACAATCAGCTTAGGCTCATCGCTAGAGTTTAAACCTGAAGCTATTATTTTTTTTACTTTAACTTGATTACTCTTAAAGTCTTTTGCCATTTTTAGTTTCCTTCTATTACTACATAATAAATATCTGAACTAACTTCAGAACTAGAACTAATTTTAAAATAACTATTAGTCACTTCAGACAAGTAAACATTAATATCTTCACTCGGTGTTATTTTTATAACGGGTTTAATGTACGTCTTATTGAGATTTACAGTTATCTCAGACACATTATTTAAGGTAACTTTACCTTTTTCAGATTTCATTACTCGTCATCCTTAAATACTTGTAGATGTACTTTACCAGTAAATTCTGCCGAAGATTCTATTGTTACTGAAGTTAGATTTAATGATGTCACAAAAACATTGACATTTTCATCAGCAGCTGTAGCAGCAATTATTGGTATAGACGTATAAGTCTTTTTAAAAGTATATGATCCAGTATGTGTATTGTCAAAGTTTAAAATTTCTACTTCAGCGTCAATTCCTGATGAAACAGTACCATCACTATCACACAATTGCTTATAAATAGGCTTTTCTCTCAACAGAGGATAAGTCTTTTTAATTCTACTTAAATCATATATTTTTGTCATAATAACTCCTACAGCTTTAATGCTGCAATATTTGCAAGATCTGATCTGTAACCTTTTTCAAAGTTAACATGACCAGTTAAAGTCTCGTTTTTTAATTTTTCAGCAACAATAGTCAAACCATTTGAATACTTATTTACATATGGCAGATCTACTTGTTCAATATCGCCTAATAGTATTATTTTTGAATTTCTTCCTGTTCTTGTAATAACAGTCTTTAACTCATGGACAGTAGCATTCTGCGCTTCATCAACTATAATTATAGCATCATTAAAGCTTCTTCCTCTTATGTAAGATAAAGGTGCTACATCTATCAATCCTTTTTCTATCATTATGTCAAAATAAGACAGATCACCAAACTGATTTCTGAAGTTGTCAACAATAGGTGCTAACCATGGTGCCATTTTTTCATTAAGTGTTCCTGGAAGAAAACCAATATCTTTGCCCACAGTCTGTATAGGCCTTGTAAATATTATTCTTTTTTTAGTTTCTTTTTCAATTTCTTTCAAAGCTGTCATCAAAGTCAAATAAGTTTTACCACTGCCAGGAACACCTGTAAGAGTAACAAGTGATATATCTTTGTCTAGTAATAAATTCAAAGCAAATATCTGCTCTTTGTTTTTTGGCTCAATCCCAGTCTTTTTCTGTATTTCACTTTTGCTAAGTACTAGCTTTAAATGATCTCTTTTCTTTATGCATAGCGCTGAAGACGAAATGCTTTCATTTGACTTTACTACAAGACACTCGTTTTCACAAAGATCAGAAGACTGCATTTCTAGTTTTTCTATTCTAATTACTTTATTAGAGTATAGACCGTTTATAACATCAAGAGAAGAGTCTACGCTAGCCATGCCTTTGAATAAATTATCTTCTTCAATAAATTCATAATCAGCGTAATAATCATTGGCTGCAATATTTGCTGCATCACATTTAACTCTAAGATTGATATCTTTTGTTATAAGAATAATATCTGAATATTGTTCTGAAAAATTGTTTTGCAAATAATTTACATTAGACATAATAATATTATCATTAAGGCTTCTATCTAGAACTTCTATTTTATCCCAGCTCTGATTTGCCTCAACTTTTATTGAAGCATTTGTCTCTTTTATGTAAATACCTTTCTGTAAGTTTCCATGTGCCCTTGCTTCATCTAGAAATCTATTGAAATATCTAGAGTTCTCGCCCAATATTCCTTCTCTTGACTTAAACTTATCAAGCTCTTCTAAAACAATCATAGGGATTACTATATCATTGTTTTTTAAATTATTGATACAATTTTTATCATACAATAAAACGCTCGTATCGACAATAAAAAGTTTTTTGCTTTTATTTGGTATCATTTATAAAACCTTTCAAATGATTCTAAGATAATATATAAATATTTTTCAATTTAGAAAGGTTAAAAATATGTCAACAAATAAATTAGCATGCTTTGCTGCTCACGAAGAGAATAACAAATCGTGCCAAAATAAATCGTGCAGATTTTGGCACGATTTAAATGATTCATCTAATTGCATTCTAAACAAAGTCAAAAAGCAAGAAGATTTTACACTACAGGAAGTTGGTAATCTATTTGGTATTACTAGAATGAGAGTGTGTCAAATAGAAAAACAATCAATAGCTAAGATAAGAAAAAAAGCTACTTTTGCAATGTAAACTTAACAAAGTCCCCTGAAAAACCTTTTAGGTGACGAAGACCTTTTCTCAATCTAATTCCAGCAGCTTTGTTACCTTTGTTTGACTTCAAAGCGTCAGATTCCATTGACTCAACTAACAGTCTTAGCCTACCATAATAAGCCTCTACAGAATCAGGAGTGGGTAGAGTAGTATCTTCTTCGATTAGTGTTTCTTCAATACTCATGTAAGTATTCCTTTCATATAATATTGCATTATAATATCAGCTGTTCAGCTTTCTGTAAATCTTTTTTGTTTTCTTTATCCTCTTCTTTTTTAATAATAGAAATAATATCTTTCATCGTAGATACATCTTCTAGCTCTAAAGATAAAAGTTCTATTATTTTTATAATTTCTTTTTGGTTGATGCCAAAGTCAATTATTTCTTTGTGTATGCTTCTACATTTTTCAAAGGAAGCAAAGTCGTCTGGATTATTTGGATCTAAATTCATTACAAATACCTTTGTACAATCTCTTTTTTTATTTTAAATTTTCCTTTGTCTATTGACAACATGTTAATTATTATATTATTATCTGTTTCGTTTTTTTCTAGGACAATGTTTCCTGATTGTTCGTTTTCAATCAAGAATTCTGTCAATTCCCAGTCTGAAACGTGGAGTTGATTTTTTTCTAAAACATCGACAAGTCTTTCATAACCTTGTGATACTAAATTAAACTTTACGTCTTCTTTTGTCAATACTAAGCTGTTTAATCCTTCTATTCCCCACTTAAGATCACTTTTAAAAACCTCGTGTACTTTATGAACAATATCACAATTTTCACAGATAATATACTTTTCTTCTATTTCATCGTTTTCATCTAAAACTTTAGAAAAAACAGGGATCTTGTGGTATACAGGAGCTGTTTTGTTTTTAAAAATAGGTAATGTGCATTGACATTCTACTAAATGTTTAACGTATTGATTATTATTCATCTTCTTTAATCTTTAAGACATATCCAATATTATTGAAATTTTTCTTCATGCTAATTGATAAGTTTTTCATTGCGTTTATTACGTTTTTTGGGTATAAAAAACCATTATATACTGTAAAGCCTGAAATTGCTGCATTATTATAATACCTTATAATTGATTTTATTTCATTTATAAGTCTAATATCACTTTCAGGAATCTTTACTTCAACAATATTAGGTGATATCCTTTTCTTTCTTTTATGTAAATACTTTAATAAGTCTTTATCACTAACTACAGCTAGCTTTTCATTTATTTCTTTTGACAAATCATCTTCTGGCTCGAATATTTCAATGAAAGCTGTGCTTAATCTTAATTTTTTAATAGAAGAGTTTCCGACTAAATCTTTATTAAAAGACCCGCCAGACTCTACAGACAATAGCTTTGAGCCCAAGGCTTTAGATATGTCGCTTAATAAAAAAGGATCATTATTATCAAACTTTATCAAATAAGGATATAGCTTTATGTTATTTTTTAATAATATACTTTTTATATTTCTAATCGCACTATCTGATATTCCTCTGCAGAACAAAACTATAGGAAGATTGTTTAATTTTGCATGTTCAAATATTTCATTTATTTCTGATTCTCGCTCTATGTAAGAATCCATTGCTACAGTTATAAAATCTTTGGTTGTAGTTTTTTGATTAGAAAAGTATATTCCTCTAAAATCTTCGTGTATGTTAATGCTTATCTTAGGCTGATTGCTCTTTTTAATTTCTATTTCATTGTTCTTACTAGGAATACAAACAATAGAAGCATCGGGACCAGAGAAATTCAGTATATTGAAAATTAGCCTTCTATTTTTTTCTTCCATTACGAATTGATCGAGCAACTTTTTAAATGTTTCTATTTTTTTACCAGTTAATCTTTTTTCTTCAATGTTATTGTTACTATTAAAAATTTCTAAAAACATTTCTGACAGTATATAAGATCCTCCTGGAACATAATTCTCAGCCTTTAAAAGATAATTAAATAATAAATTTCTATACGGATTATCTTTTATTCTTTCGTCTAACAAAATATTGTTAAAAAACAAAAACTTGCTGTTATATACATTTTTGTTTGTATAATACCTAAACTTATTTTCTTTGTTTTTTTTGCATAAAACTTTTAATGCACTATGTAATGATAATAAGTTGCTATTCATTTTTACTCTTTTTTTATTTTATTATATTATTCTAGAGCATCACGTATAATATAATCTGCCCATTTTAGAGAATCTATTAGATAACTGTAAAGTCTTTGTTTGCCTAGAATTTCATCTTTTTTTAATATACTTTCAATAGTAAGAAACTTAAATCCCGTATGTTCGTATATTTTAATTTTAGGATTCATTTTTATCTTTATGCTCTTTATAGAACTTGACTTTATCTCTCCTAGAAACATGAACAATCCTCTTCCACACTGAAAGCTGTAGTCAGATAAACTTGCAAAGTCAAAAAGATCTAAATTACACTCTTCATATGTTTCTCTAAGCGCGCATGCTTCAATTTCTTCTTTATAGTCAATCGCTCCTTTAGGGAAGTCGTATCTTCCTTTATGAGTTGTTAAACATAGATATAGAATATCTTTTTCATGTTTTTTTATATCACCAGACCTATTATCAAAGTAACATACTATTCCTGCACCTGAAGGCTTTTGTTTTTTTTCCATATTAATACTCGTGATAGTTTTTATAAAAGTTGCTTGGAAGCATACCTGATGATTTTGATTTGATTCTTTTCCAGTCACCATCAAGTATATATGTGACTGCTTTGTCATCTTCAGATCTTATGCTTCTTCCAATACTTTGTATAATAGTTCTAACAGTTTCCGTGTTATACCACCAACTCCACTTGTTCATCTTCTTTTTTACGACTTTGTCGCCAAGAAACGGAAAAGGTATTTTACATAATACTTGAAACTCTGAAAGCTCACCTTTTAAATCGACACCTTCAGACATAGAAGAAGAAATCAAAACAGTTTTCTGATTAGAGTTCTTATGTTTTAATAACATTTTTTCTCGATCTTCACCAAATGCAAGCAGTATTCTTCTCTTATACTTTTTGTTTATATTATTCTTAATGTAATAAGCAATTTTATTGCTATGTGTATGAACAATACCTTTTTCTTCTTTGTGATTATCAAATATTGCTTCTAACATTTTTACTAAATTAGGCAAAGTCTTATCTATAGCTCTATATGACATGCTGCCTGCAGGACAAAACAAAACAGGTCTATTTTCTACTGGAAAAGGTGATTCTTCTTTGATAAATACAGTTTTTTCATAAGACAAACCTAAAGATATACTAAATCCTTCGTGTGATATAATTGTAGCAGACATAAAGATTACATAGTCTGCAAAATCAAGCAAATATTGTTTTGCATAAGAAGATATATCTATAGGCTTAAAAATAAACTTGAAATTGTCTTTTGATGATTTTTCAAAATCAAAAACCCAGTTGTCTTTGTCATATATCTCTATAAATTGACTTATTTTCTTTTGATGTGAAGATAACATATCAAGCCTAGCTGTTATCTTTTTAAAGTCGTCTAGCTTAGAAGAGGTAATTCCAAATTTTTCTATTTGTGCATTAATAAAATTAACTTTTGAAGTAACTTTATCTAAATAAACATCTTTAATCCACTTAAATGCTTTAAACTGAGTGTTAATCTCACTAGGTATTTTTGTTTTTAATATTTTGTCTGAAAAGTGGGAAGATACACTAATCTCTATAAATCTAGAAAGTTCGTTCTCTAAATTATGCGCTTCATCAACTATTAAAACTTTCTTATGCGGTAATTTTTTACTATAATTCTTCTCTGTAAGAAAGTAACTGAAGTTTGTTATTCCTAAATCTTTCTCTATAAAACTTTTCTTTTTTTGTTTATAAACACAATTATAACTACAAGACTTATACTTTTCAGGAAGACTGTTAGATCTAATTCCAGTCTGTATTTCTTTGCAAGAAGCTTTTTTATCTGTAGTACAAGTATAATTAGAAGAAGAATAAAGAGAAATTAATCCGTTTTTTGAAAAATCTTTTTCATACTGATTTTGTAGTATC